TTAGCTTTCGAGAATGTGTCGAGCTAGGACGGGATCCAGAGCAGGTCCGGTGTATTCGAAACCGGCGGTCAGGCGCGTGGTTGCGTGGTGGAGCGAGCCTTTCTCAACGCGCGTGGTCGCCAGGGACGGGCAGCGGACCATGCGCCAGTCCGGCGAGCGCGTCCGGGCCGCGATGAAGGCGGGGTGCGTCGTGGTGCTGCGTGCGCGGTAGCCAAGCGCTTTCCACAAACCAGCGCAGAAGTTGCTCAGCGCCATGCCGATACCAACGCCCTGGTAGTCCGGCAAAGTCACGGTGCGATGCTCGCGCTTGCCGCCGGTGCGCGTCAAGGCATTGAGCCAGGCAGAGAAGGCAACGGGCCGGTCCCGCCAGGTGGCCAGGAAACAGATCGCTCCCGGCGCGAGATGGCCGTTCAGATAGTGATGGTGGTGAAAGATCCGCCACGCTTGAGGCCGGCAGCGGAACACGGTGAGCGCGATCGCCGGGCGTCGTTGAAGACACCTCCAGGCGAAGATGCTCTCCGCCGGCCGGTAGACCCAGTCGGGCTGCAGCCAGTCCTCGACATCTTCGTGACAGGTGATGGCCACGAACTTCTGGCCACGCTGGCGAACCGTCTTGGCCAGCGCCGCACTGCCAATCTGCGCCACCGTGCGATCGACGACGCTCGTGTACTCGTCCACGACTGCCAGTTGAGGAGAGTGGGCCAGAAGCCGAGCCAGGCGCACGCGGAACTGCTGGCCGGTCGAGAGCACATGAAATGCACGCAGCCACGCCGGCGGACTGGAAAAGCCGACCGACGACAACAGCGCGACGATCTCCTTGATCAGCATGGCGGTGGGGAACGCATCGAGGATCGATTGCTCGCGCGGCCAGGTATCGAGTGCTGCCTGCCGCGCCAGTTGATCAGCGAATAGTCGGCGGGCAATTGTGCTCTTGCCGCAGCCGGATGGACCGACGATGAGACCGATGTTCCATGGCCGGTCGCCGAGCGGCAAGGCAACGGTCCACTGCATGCGCGACGTTGCTTCAAGGGTTAAGTCGAAGAGACCGGCGACCTGCTTCACGCGCGGCGTCGCAGTGATTCGCGATTCAACGACGATAGTGGTGTTGGTGATATTCATGAAGACTACATCTCCTCGTTCCCACGCTCCGCGTGGGAACGCACTGCCGCGACGCTCTGCGTCGCCGTTTGACTTTGCCGGCCCAGAGGCTTTTTCGCGGCTCGCCGTAGAGCGGCGGAGGCATTGCATTCCCACGCGGAGCGTGGGAACGAGAATGTTTTTCCTAACTCAAAAGCGGCTTGCAGCGCAGCCCCTCCGTCTCGAACTTGGTGAGCAACTCGACCTGATGCGCCTCATCGCGGCACTCGACCAGGATGAAAAACTGCTCGAAGCGCGGTTCTGGTTCGCGAGCATGATTCGCGTCGGCGTCCGCTTTCGCCAGCGACTGCCACAAGTCATTGAGCACGGTTGAATCGGCCCGCGTAACGTCCCGCAGCTTGGCTAATACCTCGGCGTCTTTGCCGGCCAGCGCGGCTACGGGATCGATCGTCAAGAGTAGCTTGCGCGCTTCCACTTCACTGACATCGAGCACTTCGACCGTCACCATCATGTTGGGTTCGAGATCGCGGCGGAGGTGGCCATCGATGAGTTGGATTCGGCCATCACTGCGGCGATAGCCGAGCAGGCTGCGGGCGAAGCCGACTTCGTCGTAAGATGCGGCCAGGGCCCGACGCTGGTCCGAAGTATGGCGGCGATAGTTGTGCGGATGCGGCACCAGGTCGCCAGCGCGGACCTGAACGTGTTCGACGATGCGATTGCGGATGGGTTTCAACATGGGAGTCTCATTTTTAGGCTAAGCCGCGCGCGGCTGGTAAGTGCTCGGCGGCCTTCGCTTCGAAGAGATAGCCGTCGTTATCCGCATCCCCATAATGGCCGCGCTCAATAGAAGTGGCGCGGAATCCGTTGGCGCGAAGAAAGCATTGCATGGTCAGATCCCGCTCGTGAACCATCATCCACACCGGCACGTCCGGCATGGGACTGAGCCAACGCCGGATGAATTGCACCAGGCAACTGCCAACGCGCCGGCGCTGCCAGGAAGGAGCCACGCAGATGCGGATAACGTGAAGAATGCGATGGCGCCGATCCGCGTCGTAGAGAAGAAAGCCGATGATACTTCCCTGCCAAAGTGCGACAAAAGCGCCGTGCCAATCAAAGCTGAGAAAACAGCGGAAATTCTGGACCGTCCAAGCGGTCCCCGCGGCTACGGCGTGCTGATCGATGGCTGCGCAATAGGCTAGGTCAGTCTGTGTAATGCGGCGGATTTGCAGCGCGGATTGCATGGTCGTGACTCCGAAGATTCAATGGCTTGCCACGGCCGCAGTCAGAGGCAGCGCGATGGATTGGGCCTCGGCGATCTCCGGTACATCAAACAATCCCAACCGGCCCGCCACCGGAATTGGCAAAGCGAAGCGGACAGCATGGTCAAGTTGGAACGCCCAGCGACCCGAACGATAATCGCTCAGGGCAATCTCCAGCGAATTCACCGGCCACTTGGCCGCCGCCACACGTGCCGGTAAGCAGTCAAGCAAGTCGACGGTGCCGAGGACACGGCCAAGCGGCAGATCGGCCGACGACTTGTATCCCGCCGGGACAAGCAAGGAGCGATACGGTTCCCGATAACAAAGATCGCGTGCGGCCTCAGGGAAGTTGCGGCTGGCGTGGATGGCGAGTGGGCCGCGATAGTGGGTGTGCCAGCTCCGGGTCTCCCAGCGCTTGGCGCCAAGGATCACGAGCGTGGCCCAGGGTTGGATGAAGCTCAGGCACTTCATGGCGATCTCCGTTGGGAGACGGCCGGGCTTAACCCGACCGCTCACCTTCATGTAGTTCATCGCGGAACATAGCGCTGCAGCGCCGACGGCGCGGGCGCGGGCCGAACTTCGCCGGCAGGCGGCTGCAGCGGTTTGTTTTCTCCCAAAGGCAAGACTTGCCGCGGCGCGGGGCCGAGTGGGATCTGTTGCACGGGCGGCGGGCCGAGCGGAATTTCCTGGCGCGGCGCGCCGCCCAGTGGGATGTCCTGCCGAGGAGCGGCGCCCAGTGGAATGTCTTGCCGGGGTGCTCCCCCGAGCGGAATGTCCTGGCGCGGCGCACCGCCCAAAGGAATCGCCTGCGGTCCCGGCATTACGATAATGAGCGGTTGAGCCGGTGCCGGCGGTGTCGGCGCAGAAGGCGTCGGCGCACGCTGCTGCAAAAGCATGATGATTGTCTGCTGATTCTGAGCGATCTGTTGCAGCGTCGCCAGGAGTGCCGGATCGGTGCGCTGCTGCCGGCCGAACAGACAACTCGGTTGCGTCGCTGGCGGTCCCGCCTGCGCGGGCGCTGCCAGGAAGAAAGCGGCCAGCAAGATCAACGGTACGACGAGCGGCGACCGATCCGTGATAGTTGCCTGTGCATGGCTCTTCAACTCGCTGCGGCTACGGATATAACGGATGACGACAACGGCGCTGCTCACGATCGTGAAGACGGCAGTCACGGCGTTGGCCAGGGCCGTCTCCAGCTTGTCCTTGTCGCCGACGTTGATGGCGCCGCTCAAAGCCAAGAGAGCCAGCACTTGCGTGCAGATTGCGATCCAGAATTCACTCGATTGCCAGCCGGGCTTCATTGCAAATCTCCTTCACAGAAGAACAAGCGCCTCACGGGCGGGATAAACTAACGCGGTCAAGTCGGACAGAGACGAGGAACAAGCTGTGGAGTGCTCGGCGTTTCTTTGGGCCGTTGCCGGGCGAGGAAGCGCAGGATCGCGCCATGGCTCACATAAAGGCCGCGGCGCTGGCCAGTGACTTCGTAGCCTTGCACGACGCCGATGAGCCAGCCGCGATCGGCATCGAGCAGCGCACCGCCAGAGCGGCCATGGCCGGGACGCTCGCGCGTGAACGTGATAGTGGCGCTCGTGCCAAGAATGGTGGCAGCCATGGCTTGTGCCGGCCAGCGCATCTCGTCGTAGCCGACGGAGAGAATGCTCTTTCCAGGGACGTGGCCCGCCGGCGCAACGGTTGCCACATATTCCAGGGGGCCGTCTGACAAAAGCATCAGCGACAGATCGGCCTGATAGTCGATGTCGAGTAAGCGAATCGCTGCTTGCCGTGGCTTGCCGGCATTGGTCGCGGGTATGTCGAGATGGATCGGCCGCTGACGATCCGAACCCTCGAAGGCATGGGCGCAACCCAAGAGCAAAGTGTGTCCCTGGCGGGTCTCGATGACGGTGGCGGAAGCGCCGTGCGAGGGAATACGCACGACAGCTTGGGCGACATTCGCTGAAGAAGGCGGGACCGCCCTGGTCTGGCCGTGGCCAAGGGCCAGAACCAGGGCGGCGAACACGAGGGCAGACGAACGGAAGTGGTTCATGGTGAGTGCTCAGGGGTGTGATGATTGGTCAGTTGTCAGTGGCCAGTAGTCCGCGGGCGTTGGTTTTTTTGCAACTGACAACGGGCAACTGACCACGGACTTGGAATTAATGGCCGCCGGTCGCTGCCAGCTCTTGGCCGGGTTGCTGCGGGACGTTCGACGTGAACTTGGCGATCAAGTCGGCCACCTGGCCGATGGTGCCAATCGGCGTTTCCTTCGGCAGCTGGCCGAGCAGGCTGAGCGCTTGGCCGAGCAAGCCAGGAAGACTGAACGATGGGCCGGTCGGCGGCGCGGCGACTTTAGGATCGGGCCAGATGCCGGTGTGATCGTGAAAGGCGCGCAGCAAAGCGTTGTACTGCACCTTGGCTTCCTCGTAGACGAGCAGGCCTTTCTTTTGCAGGCCGGAATCTTGCAGCTGCGGGTCGATGGCCAGCGGTTTGCCGTCGTCGGTTTGCAAGGGCGCGCAGACGGCGCTGGCTCCCTGGTAGGCGGCGTTGATCAACAGAGCTTTGACGAGTGCGACAGGGTCCATTACGGTTTTCCTTTCTCATGTTCCAAAAGACGGTCGAGTTTGCGATCGATACGTTCCAGCTGATGGCCTTGGGCTGCGATCTGACTTTCGAGGACCGCGATCTTCTCGCCGTGGACGCGCGTCAGCGAGTGCATCGAGCCGAGCCAGGCACTAGCACCGCCGGTCACGAACGTGGCGAAGAAGCCAAGGAGCCACCAAAGGATTTTGCCGTTGCCATGCATAGTGTTCACATGTTCACTTACTAGGTTGATTGGACAAATTTGCTCCGCGATGTGTCAAGATTGGTTGCGGAATTTTTTTTAAACCCACGGACCACCGTCCGTGGACTTGCACTAGAGCGAGTCGGTCGGCCAGGCGCTGGGTAGGAAGCGATCGAGGTAGGCGCGCATATATTGCTGCGTCGTGCCGCGGGCGACTACTTCGACGAACACAACATAGTACGCGGTCTTGCGTCCGCCGATGGTCGTGTCTTGCAGGATGACGGTGTCGGCGATGGTGTTGTTCCGGGCCGGATCGAGCTGGCTGTTGTAGGCGTCGCGGATATCGGTGCCGGGCGGCAGGTAGAGCATGTGTGTCCACTTGAGATACGAAGCGCTGCCGAAGCGACCGTTCTGGACGATCGGACGCAAATAGCCTCTGACGCCGCTAACCGCCGGGATGCCGCCCGGATAAGGGCTGCTAGGATTGGCGGTGCGGTAGATGTCGACGGTCACATTGCTGGGCATGGGCAGGCTCATGCGGACCTCACGTGCTATGAAAGTTCTGCAAGCAGCTTGTCGGCTGTATGAATTTCTCTTCCTCTCCCCCTGTACCCTACCCTCTCCCCCCGAGTACGGGGGGAGAGGGAGTCGGTTTCGGTTCTGTTTCCGGCGGTGGAAGGTCCGCGCCAACGAAATCGGTGCAAAGCCGACATTGCGGGTACGTGGTCGTCGGCCGGTCGGCGTGGGCGGGATGGCGGCACTGGAAGACTTTCAGCTCCACATGTCCACAGCAACTTGGACATACCGCGCGCCGGCCGGTGTCCGCTCCGAGATACATACAGATGTGGGACTGCGGTCGGCGCTGTTGATCCCACAGTAGTCGATAAGCGTCGCTCTCTTGCGGCGTGCAATTCATGCCGGCACACAGTTCCCAGAGCCGGCCAACCATTGGCTGGCCGGCGCGGCGGCAGTCCGCGTTAGGCGCGGCACAGTGGCAGGCCACAATTTCACGTGGTGATGACGACGGTGATAGCGCCACCGCATTCGCTCCCTTGGATTGGAAAGTTGATGTTACTGAAGACCATGCTCAAGGGCGAACAGCTGCAGCCGGGATCGGTGAGGACCGGGCCGACCGCGCCGTGATTTTGGAATGCGAGCGACAAGCTGGCGTCGTCGCACGAGCTGGTGCCGCACTTGTATTCGAGGCTGAGAGTTTCATTGCTGCAGACGACCGCGCTGCCCGACCAGGAATCGGTGACAGGCGAATAGTTCAGGGCGATGAAGGTGCCGTCGAGGCACGGGCAACCGCTCTGCGGCGGAATGGTCGCGTGCACGGTGTTGGGCAAAGTGCTGGGACAGCAGTAGGGGCGGAGGCAGGAGCCTTGGCGAGGCTGCATCCGATCCAGATAGGCACGCAAGCATTCACCCGGCGTGCCGCGGTAGGCGCGCTGCACCAGGACAACCAGGAAGGCGGTGCACCAGCTGGGGATCGGATAGTCCGGAAAGACGACGGTGTCGGCATTGGCAGGCGTCCAGGTGTTGAGCTGCGTGTTGTAAGCGCTGCGGATATCGGTGTCGGGCGGCAAATAGACAAGCGGGGTCCATTTCAGGGCAGCGGCACTTCCAAAACGGCCATGACGAACATGATGCTTGAGATGGCCTGCGACGGACGGCAGCGCGGGCGTCATTGCAACGGTCGGATATGGCCGATACACGTTGAAGCCGCGGTAGATGCTGATGGTCGCATTGGTGGGAAGCAGGAGGGCCATGGTTGGTGTTCGCGCTAAGCCGCAAGCGGCTCCGATTAACTTTGCTCGTTGAGGACGCGATGATAACGGTACGGCTTGAGGATCGCCCGGATGCGGCGCGGCAGCTGGTCGTTGCTGTCGGCTTGATAGCGGTAAGTGCTGGCGGTGTCTTCGGCGTGCAGGCTGAGATCACGGCCGCGTTGCACAAACCAGGTCGCCACCAGCTCGGCGCAGGCTTCTTGCACGTCTTCCGGCACGGTCGCATAGCCGGCGGTGTATTGAATGCGAAAGTTGTTGATGCCGACCGGCCAGATCAAGTCCTCGGGATGCAGCAGCTCGGGATCGGTATAGGGAATGGCGCGCAACAGCCAGCCGCGGCGGACGTCGAGCTGGAAGCCGGCCAGCTCGTAGGTGTGCAGCTTCAATTCGGCGAACTGTCCGGCCGCGGTCAATGCGCCCTGGGTATTGGCTTGCGCGCCAGAGCTGCCAGAAATGCCGTTAGGGCAATAGATATCGGCGGCGGGCCATTGATCGTAGCCGGTGCCCTGCGCCGACCAGCCGCTGCCCAGGGCATTGATGGCGCTTTGTAACGCGACGACGCTGGCATTGCCGGCGAAATTGACGGTGAGCGTGGTGGCGACGCCGGATGTCACGCTGATCAACGACAGGCCGGTACTCGTGACGCTCACCCGCGCTTGCGGCGTGTTCGCCAGGGTGTTGATCACTTTCAACACGGTGACCGGGCGATAGCGAACCGACTGGACGCCGAGCAGCGGATACTGGCGCAGCATGAGGCGGCGGTCGCCGTTGCCGTTGTAAAGCTCGTCGTAGTAAGTAGACGTGAAATCGCGGCGGCAGTAGCGCTGAATGGCGCGGCTGGCTGCGGAAATCATCGTGTTAATAGCGGCATCGTCGGCCGTGGTGGCGCTGGGCAAGTTGAACTTGGCCCGGGCATTGGTGATGAGGTCAGGCATGAGTGTCTCTCAGAAGCGGGTGGCCCAGAGGAATTTGGAGAGCTTGATCGGATGCAGCTGCAAAGCCGCCAGCGGCTGGGGACGCACGGAACCGACAAGCCGGGATTTGAATTCCAGTACGTGGGTGGGAAACGATTTGCCGGCATCGGTGGCGATGCCGACATCGAGAGTCAAGCGATCGAGGTCGTCCTCGACGGCGTAGCGGCGGAAGCAGATGGCGGTCACGGATACCAGCGGCCGTCCCGATGTGAGATCAAGCAGGCGATCGAGCAGATCGGCGGGCAACAGACTTGGCAAGACATCGTTGACTTCGTCCCCAAGCAACGCTTGTGCAGTCCGCGAATCAATGGCGACGCGAAACTTGCTTTCCTCGGTCTTGGCGGAGAGGGCATACGTATCGCTGGGCTGATAACAGCGAACGCGCAGGGTAAGGTAGCGCTCGCCTTGCTGCCGAGCACGGCGGAGATCGAACTCGCGCGTGTCCAAATATGTAGTTTGCAAGTCCTGGCCCTGGAAGCCCGGATCATAGGCTTCCAGCGGCAGGCTTCGTGTGAGTGAATGGGCAACCGCGGGCACGAGGGCAGTGGGTACGGCCCAGGTGGCAAGGTTGGTACGCGGGTCGCCGGTGGGAAGAGAGGACATAAGCGAGTCTCTTGTTGTAAAGAAGGTTGAAGCCTGGAAAGAAGAATGATGAACGGAGAACCGAGAACCGAGAATTGGGAATGAGAAGATGTGTCTTACTTCTCGGTTCTCCGTTCTCGGTTCTCCGTTCATCATTCCCTGGCGGGCCACGGTGCATCATCATCCGGGTGCTTACGCACTACGGCTCGCCTCAAACCGGTTAGCTGACAACGGAGCGTTGGACCACGGCGGCGATGTCCTGGGCGGCACCGGGTTTGTCGATAGCTTCGCCGCCGAGGGCGATGCAGCAAAGCTGCGTGGCGGCGGTGCCGACGGTGACGCGGGCACGGACATAGCGTTTGGTGATCTGGCCGGCGCGGACTTCGAGCGTCGCCAGGCGGTTGTTGCCGCCCGCGGCCAGGAGCTGGGTGATGGCGACGCCGGTGCCGACCAGATCGGTGAAGGTGCTGTTGTCGGTCGACTCTTGCAGTTTCATGTCGACGGTGGCGCTGGCGCCGAAGGCGCCGACGTCGAGGACAAAGAGGGCGCGGCGAAACTTCTGCATGTCGATGCCACCGGTATCGGCGGTGCCGACAGCGACGCTGGCGGAATGCACCGGGGCGCCGGTGATCGACAAAGCTTGAGACATTTGTTCGGTATACATCAGGGGATCTCCCAGGGTGAGAAGTCGGTGGAAAGAGTGAAGCCTAAGCCCGGCCGCCTGGCGGCCGGGCTTGGGTAGACTCGTGTTGTTAGTTCAGAATGACGAACGGGGAGACGGTCGACGATCCGTCTTGCAGCGTGATCGGTTTTTCCAGCCAGGGCTGGCCGTCGACGCGCTCGACGACGCGCCAGGTCATCTGGTTCTTGAGGAAGTTGACGTGCTCGCTGGCGACGATCTCGATCTGCATGCGGTCGCCGATGACGTAGAGCTGCGGATCGATCAGGTCGCAGTCGCCCTTGGTGCCCAGGGTCGGCACCTTCTCCGACGTGATGACCGGCAGGCCGAAGAGCGTGCCGGGGACGTAGTCCTGCAGGCCACCGCTGTTGGGCACCCAGATGATGCGTCCACCGGGATCGGCCAGCTGCACGAGCTGAGCGATGACGTAAGGATGCACGACCCAGATGGCGCGGCGCTGCGAGATCGGCAAGAGCTTCGACAGCATCGTGGCCACGTCGGCGAACTGGACCTTGCTGCCAGTCTGCCGGTTGACGGAGATCGCGGCCGGGGCGTTCAAAACCCCCAACGGTTTGCCGACGCCGTTGCCTTGCAGGAAGGCGTACTCCTCAAACCAGCCGACGGCCTGGCCGAAGAGCGTCATCAGGAATTTTTCCAGGCCGATGCCGGCGTCTTGCAACAGGACATTGGAGCTGACGGCATAGCCGGAAAGCTCGTGGGCCTTGAGCTCCATCATCTTGAACTGCGGCTCGGTCTCGGTGCGCGTCTGCGCTTCCTCGGTCCACGACATCTGCACGCCGCCGAAGAACGGCGACACGCCGGCAGATTGCACCGTGGTGATGTCCAAGTACGGAAACATCAAAGTTGCCGATGCCATCGGTTGCACGAAGGCGCGCTTGCGGAAGAAGGTCTGCTCGGCCACGACCTGCATCAGGCCCTGGTAGAACTCCGGCGGGACGACGTAGCCGCCGGTGGAACCGCTCCCCTCCGCCATGGCGGCCTTGGTGCGGACGGTGCCGTAGGTTTTTTCCAGGTAAGGCTCGTCGTTGCGGGCAACGTGCAGCAGCCAGTCGCCAAAACTCTTCTTCGGATCCTGACTGGGCGACGCCCCGTCGCCGAAGATCAGCGGCTGGGCGACGCGGCGCGATTGGCTCTGGGCGTCGGCGAATTGCCGCAGCGCGGTGTTGACGCCTTCGGAAAGGCGGCGGGTGATCTGCTCCGTCGTCCGGGCGACGAGCGGGGCGAGCGGATCGTCGGCCAGCGGCTCGGCGATGCCGCGCTGGATGAGAAGCTGGCCATGCTCGTCGGCGACGTCGATGCGTTTGCCGGGCGGATGGCCGAGGAAATCTTTGGTGAGTTGAACGAACACGGAAGGACTCCGTTGCAGTTAAAGGATGGGAAACGAACACCGGTGGGACCGTCTCCAGGCTTTAGCCCCGCGTGATGGCTTGGGGTCCATCTCTGGCGGGAATGCCCTGACGGCTATCGCAAGACAGGAACGTGAGGCTAGGCAATCGTTCTTAGTTGGGTTCCTTTCTGAACCCGTTCTTCAATACCGACGGGTCTTTGACCACTATTGTCATTTGCAATCCCTTCCCGATAGGTAGTGAGCGCTCGCTCAGGACGATAATATTGTTCAACCGGATTCCAGTAAGCCCTTTATGCGGGAACAGCCGGACTACACCTTCGCTGTCAGTCGTCATTCCTTCATGGCCCCCTGACGAATTAACTGCGTAAACATGAACACCCGGCATTGGATTGCCGTCAATGTCAACAACGGTGCATTCAAGATGCATCGGTTTCCCTGTGGTTGTCCAAGACAGTCGAGCGACAGGGCCATCTTCATAGGGTCTCGTGCCCCAGAACCAAAAGCCTGCGCACAGGACAATGAGCAGGATGGTTGCGACTGCAACAGCACGTGTCACTTGCCTCATGGTAAACATAATTGCATTGTCAAATCCGGCCGCGCAGTCGGTCAAGCTCAGTTTGCACCATTTTTTCGGCGAGAGCGGCGAGATCGAGGCGGCACAGGGCGCGGTCGAGCGCTTTTTCGATCTCCTCCAGCGGCGTGAAGCCGATGTTCGATGGCAATTCAGGCTCGGCGGTTTTGCGTTGGATCGTGCCGGGGTCGATGCCGATCACTTGCAAGAACTCCGGCGGGATCGGCAGCGATTTCGAGACGGCTTCCACGACCGCGTTTTGCTGACAAGGCAAGAAGCAGCAGGCGTATTCGAGCAGGATCCATTCGTCGATAACTAGAGCGACGTTGGTCCAGCCGGGCTGCTCGCGCTCTTTCTGAGCGGGCGTGTGCACTTTGGTCGGCAGGAAGCCGATGCTCTTGCCGCGGAGCAGATCGGCCTGCACCAGGGCGAAGGCGGCGTCGGCGGGCCAGGTCTCGGCAGGCCAGGTTGCGGGCTTGGGCGGATAGTGCGTCTTGGCTTTGATGCCGTGGCGGGCGCCATCCTTGACGACCTTGCGCCACAGGCTGCGGCCAACCGGCGGCAGGTGATAAGCGTGCTGCAGCGTGACGATCGGGTTGAGCTTGAACTGGCTGTCATCCATGCCGCGGGCGACGACGACTTCATTGGCGCGGTCGGGATCTTCGCTGGTGATCCAGCTGACGTCGGTGCGCTCGCCGGGCAGGAGTTCCGTCGGCGGCTGGGCGCTGACCGTTTTGCGATAGGCGAACTCGCTGGTCTTGGGCAAGGTTCGCAAGATGGCGTCGAGCGCTTGCGCGGCCTTGTCGGTCATGGGAAAGCCGAGAGGACCTTCGGTGGGGCCGTAGTGCTGTTTGAGAAAGGTCATGTTCGAGTTACCAGGAAGTAAGGTTGAGTTTTATGCCAGCAAGCGAGGCGGAGCCTCGCGGACTGCGTTCCCAGGCGGAGCCTGGGAACGAGATTAGTAGACTTCCGGCAGGATGTTCATGGTTCCGGTGGAAAGGACGGTGCGGAAGCCGGCGTCGATCCGCTGGATGTCGTAGACGTAGGCGCCGGGAGCGAGATTGGCGGTGTCGCCGTTGGCGATGGCGACTTTGAAAACGCCGTTGGTGGCGTCGGTGATCGTGATACCGGCACCGACCGTCTTAGTGATGAGCGCCGTGGCGTCACCGTACTGTTTGCGGACGGTGAACTGCAGCGACCAGCCGGTGATGTTGGTGACGGGCGATGCAGTGTCGGTGATGGTGACGTCCTCGCCCTTGTAGAAAGAAAAATTAGCCACGGTGGCCATGGTGGGGCTCCAGGTGAAAGCGATTTGAGTGGCGGGGGTCCAGGTTATGTCGATGGACATGTCGCTGCTCCAAGATTTTAGATTGCAGATTTTAGATTGCAGATTTGAAGACAAGCGTTGGGATTTCAATCTGCAATCTTAAATCTTCAATCTGCAATCATTCCGTCTCAGGTTGCCGATTCCTTCCGCTGTCGGCCATGGCATTGGCGCGATCGTAGTCGGATGGGGCCCACTGCAAGGGCAGCCACGGGGTGTTGCCCCAGGCGACGGGCTGCAGGCCGCGCTCCTGGCGGACTTCGTTGATGGTGACGACGCCGAATTTGAGGTCGGCTTGCTGCTGCTGGAGATTGAAGTCGCGGTTGGCCGGCACGGGATCATCACTGGCGAGAAACAGGCGGCCGGTCGGATCGAAGAGCGGCACGAGTTGCTCGTTGAGTTTCTCGTCGCGGCGCTGCAGACGCGGGGCGATGGCTTTGGCAAGGTGCTGATGCTCGGCAGCTTGCAGGTTGGCCAGGTTGGTCTCGGCCGTGAGGAACGACAGCGGCACGTGGAAGGCGTTGCAGATATCTTCCTTGGTGGCGCGCATGTCGGCAAGAGCGGCGAGATCGCCCATCGAGTGACTGAGGACTTGCACCTTCAAGCCGCTCTCGCCGACGAGGACCTTGCCCGAGCCGCCGCGGCGGAATTTGTTGTTCCACTGCGTTTCGAGCCGGTCGCGCTCCTCTTCGCCAATGACTTCCTCTGGGCTGATGATAGCCGCCGGGATGGCATTGTTCTCGTAGATCGCCTTCTTCATGGCGGCGTATTCCGACGTCAGCGCGACCTGTTCGAAGCAGGCCCGCAGCGGACTGAGGCCGGCTGTATACGGATCGCGCGGATCGGGATAGCGAAAATGGATGATCTGGCTGGGCGAAAAACGCTGTTCGCTGCGGCCGGTGCGGTAGAGGTAATAATCGACGATATTGCGGCTGTCGGGCTCGCGCTTGGGCGTCACGTTCTGGCTCGGCAGGATCCAGATCTCGGCGGGCACGCCGAGCGCGTTGAAGTAGATGTACCAGTAGGCGGAGCCGTGCACTTCTTGATAGAGCGTGGTCATTTCCCAGAGATCAAATCGATTATGGATCGGGTTCACTTGCTGAAGCAATGTCAGCAAGGGATGCTCTAACACCTCTTCGATCTGGGCCGCCTTGATCTGGTGCGCCGGGAGGTTCAGCCAGCGCAGCCGGCGCTCGACGGTGGGTTCCAGAAGACGTGTGCGGCACTTGGGAGCCGATTGACCGGCGTGCGTAGCAACATAGAGCCGCGGCGAATAATTGGCGCATGCGGCGGCGTTGGTGCTGGCGCAGGTCCAGGCGGTGCCTTTGAGCTCGGCCAGCAGCTCGTTGGCGGACGGCTGACGATTGCGCTGGTAGGCGTCAACATAAGATGTGCCGGTCCACTGGCCGCCGGTGAGTGAGAGGGGGACGGCCTTGGGACGAAGCCAGCGGGCGAGGCGGTAGAGTGTGGCGGCGAGGAGGTTACGCATGGGAATTCCTGAATTGCGGATTGCGGATTGCGAATTCCAAGAATGAAGTTAGTCGGTTTCAGTTGCTGATGGAATTTCCGGAGGACCGTCGGCGGGTTTTGCAAGCTGCCGACGATAGCGACGCATGAATTCGTGATCCAGGCGGGCTACCAGATAGCGCAGAGCGGCCAGTGCGTGGTTGTGGTCGTCGATGGGCGTTTCACTGTCGGTACTCCCGGAGCTTACGCAACCGGGCTCGCCTCCGCTGGTGGGGTATCGATGCAGTTGCGCTTCAGAGAGTAAGTTTGGACAAGCGTTGCGAACAACTTTGAGCTTGCCGGTTTCGAGGCGAGCCCGGACGGCGGCGATGCCGGCGCGAAGTTCGTTGCCGCCCTTACGGACGACCAGACCGAGCTGGCGCAAGGCGGCGATCTCCTCGGCACCGGCAGGATCGGCATACCAGGTGACGCGCGGCGGCAGACGGCGGGCATGCTCGATGATCGTTTGCTGCCTGGCATAGCGCTCGCC